ATTCCGCAAACTACGCGAGTTTAATGCACTACAAAAAGAAAAAATAAATAAACCAGAAGAACTAAATAAAGAAGAATCAAGGACTGTTACAACTACAAATCGTAGAAATGTAAAACACTCAAAAAACAAAGGATTTTTCAAATAAGGAAATTAAATAATGGCAGTAGTAAGAAAAGTAAAACTTTCCAGTGATATTATTAAAGGCGAATCTATTATTTTCGATTACCCAGCAGGTACTAATATTGATTTGATAGATCCTGCTAGTGTTAAAACATCATATACATATCCTTTCCAAGCAATTGATACAAATAATTGGGAAGCAGGTATATGGACTGCAATTATTGATAGTCCAAAAGAATATGGTGTTAATCAATTCGAACTCGTAGACCCAACAAGTAAAGCATCAGCATATAACAATCTCAAAAAAATCATTGATGAGATTGATACAATTATTATTCAGAGAGCAACAAATGGTGGTGTGATTTCTCAATCTATACAAAACAAATCTCTTACCTATGAAAGTAGTGAAGCACTAATGAAGTTACGCAAGATGTATGTAGAACGTGCAAATGATTTGATGTCATCAATGAAAGGTTACACATCTTCTGGTTCTCCAATCAAATCAATAACTAACTTCAGAGGGAAGAGATAATGTGGTTTAAAAAGAAAAAAGAATCAGTAGAAATACCAAAAACTATTACTCGCGTAAAAGAACCGCTAATGAGAAATAACCCAATGAAGCGTTCAATTCAAAGTACTCTAGCATTGGGTAATCAATCGCCAATTATCTCTTTTGGATTTAGAGGTGGTAATCAAGCTGGTAATATTAATGCAATTATTAATAAAACATTACCAGTAAGTGTTGCAGTTTCACGTCAACTAGCACTAGAGAATGGTATTGTTAAGAAATATATCAGTACTAACACTGCTGGTGTAACTGGTGCAGAAGGACTCTATATACGTCCCTGCGTTCACATATCAGATGATGATAAAGAAAATCAGGATATTAACCATTTACTTGAGCGTGAATTTTATAATTGGGCAGAGAATCCAGATGCATTTAGTCGTGCAGGTGACATGGATATAAGTACTTTTACTCGTTTAGTAGAACGTACACGTGCAATTGATGGTGATTGTTTTATACGTATTCATAAAACAAAGAATGGTTTACCACAAGTTGAGATTATAGATTCAATGCGTCTTGGTGTTTATAACAATCAGTACTTTGATAATGGGAACTTCATCTCAAATGGTATTGAATATGATGGAAGTACTTATAAACCAATTGCATATTGGATTACTCGTTATAACCCAATTACCTATACCTATGATTTGGGAAATCGTGAACGAGTTCCAGCAGATCAAATTTTCCATTTATATCAATTAGACTTTCCAACACAACAACGTGGTATACCTGATGTACATGCTGGTACAGAAGAACTAAAAGAACTTGAAGAATTTATGACTGCTGCAATTACTTGTCGCAAGGTAGCTGCAAGTGCAATGGCATTTATTACAAACCCAGATAGTAATGAAGTAGATTTAATTACAGATGATCAAGGTGCATCATATTATGAGCAAGACTATTTAAATCCAGCAGCAATTGTAGAACTACAAGCTGGACAAGATATTAAAACTGTAAACCCAAACCAATCAACTGATGGTATTAATGAATTTGTTGATAATCAATTAATGATGATTGCAATGGGACTTGATATTACTAAACAGGCACTAACATCTGATACAAGTAATGCATCATTCAGTGCAGCAAAACTAACAGATAAACTACAACAAAGTACTTTCAAGACTCGTACAAATGCTCTAATTGTTTCTGTGCTTAAACCACTTTATATAGAATGGTTAAAATCTGCAATGATAAATAACAGTAAGCTAAGTAATTTAAGCTTTAGCGATTTTGATAAATTAACTCAAGCACAATATGTACCAACAAAAGCTATTTCTTTAGATCCATATAAAGATCTACAGACAGAAGTACTAGCAATAGATTCTGGTCTTAAATCTCGTCAAATGGTTATTAGTGAAATGGGTTATGACCCTGCAATTGTAATGGAGGAAATTGAAAAAGAAAGAAATATGGATAAGGAACAAAACATAGATGGAACTGAACAAGAATCAGAAGAGGGCGATCAACTTAGTACAGATTGAAAAATCAATTAATGAAATAGATCGTACAGTAGAACTTTCCTTTGCATCCGAAGAACCAGTAATCAGAAAGATAGAAGATAATTTTTATAACGAAATCCTTCTATGCTCACCAGAAAACGTAGACCTAAATAGACTAAACGATGGTGCTCCTTTACTAGTAGAACATGATGCAATGCGTCAGGTTGGTATTGTAGAGAATGCACGTGTAGACATGGATAAAGTTTGCCGTGCAACCGTTCGTTTCAGTGCATTAGGCACAGCACAAACTATTTTTGGAATGATTCAAGAAGGCATCAGACCAAAAATATCAGTGGGCTATAACATTCGCGATTATTACTTGGATGGGAATAATTTAATTATTACCAAATGGGAGCCATACGAAATAAGTAGTGTTAGTACTCCAGCCGATAATTCTGTAGGTGTTGGTCGCTCACTAAATAGTAATAGTGAATTAACCCTAGAGGATCAAAATCAAATGGAAGAACAAAACATGGAAGTTAAACAAGAAGAAACTACAGAAGCTGCTGAAGTACAAGTAGAAGAAGTAATTGAAGAGGAAGTAACGGAAGAAGTACAAGAATCTGTATTAGAAGAAACGCTTGAACGTAAATTTGAACAACATGCAAATTCTATTATTTCTGCTGTTAAAGAATCAATAAATAAAGATATAGAAGATAAACGTATTCGTGAACTTCAATCAATCGCTTTAGTACTAGATGTGAATGTAGACGAAGCAATTACTAGTGGTATTAGCGTAGAGGAATTTAAACGCTCACTAAATAAAGATAATAAACCTATCGATAAGGAAATCGAAATAATGAAAAAAACTCTAATTCAATCTGCAATGGAAGATGCAACTAAACTTGATGGTTTTGAACGTGGTATTAATGGTTATACTATTGACCTAAATCAAATGGTTCGTGGTACTTCTGATACTACCAGTACTGTTACTGCTGCTGGTGCAGTTAAAACCGAAACTACTGATGATTATATACGTACTCTTTTAGCTCGTTCAGTATTAGGTACTTTGCCTGTTACTGTATACGGCGGTTTAGCTGGTCGTGGAAATCTTGCAGTACCAAAATCTACTGGTGTAGCTCCTGCTGCTAAATTTTATGGCGAAGATGAACCAGTTTCTCTATCTGTTGCTGGCTTTGAAAAAGTAACTCTAAAACCACGTCATTTTGCTGCTGGTATTCCAGTTACTAAGGCAATGCGTCTATCTAACTCTAATATCGATCGTTATGTTACTGATGAGATTCTACGTTATTGTTCAAATGGTCTAGAACAAGCTGTATTCGCACAAATTCAAGCAACTATACCAGTAATTGAAACTGCTGCATCTGGCACTCTAACTGAAGCAGATGTACAAGGTGCAATCGCTGCTCTAGGTACTGCAAACGTGAACGTAAATGATTGTGTTGCAATCGTTCATCCAAAAACTCTAGCTAAATTACGTCAAACTCCAGTACTAAACAACGTTGCAGCAGTTGCAATGGTTGCTGGTCATCGTTATGACATGTGGTTAAACGATGAAGTACGTGTAATTGAAAGTACTCTAGTTGCAGAAGGTTCTGTACTAATTGGTGACTTCCGTTCTGTAATTTTCGCAAATTGGGTCGAAGGTCAAGAACTTGACTTTGATGAAACTACTAAACGTTCTGAACAAACCATGATCGTTTGGAGTCATCAATGGTTAGACGTTGCAATCGCTCGCGAAGAAGACTTTGTACAAATTAAAATCAAAGCATAATTGAGGACTTACTATGAGGCATTTTACAAGTAATCAAATTGATTCAACTTTCCTAAATGCCTTTGGTCAACCTATCGAAATTAACGGGGTGACATTTACGGGTATTGTAGATGTACGCCCCGTTGTCGTTGATAGCGGTACTCAAGGCATAATTGAAGGTACAGAAACATTCATCTCAATTAATAAGAATGATTTAAATCTAGTATCAATTGATGCAATTGTTAAAATTGATAATATAGAATATACAATCTATAACATTTATGATGATTTGAGTGGAATCGTTGAAGTTTATATTCGTGAATCACTACTAAACAACTACGGGGGTTACTAATGGCAGGACTATTATCAACGGTTAGAACTTCCGTAACAAAGAGTTTAAATAATATTGAGCCTTTAAGAAAAACAATGAGTATTAGTGCAAGTCAATCACTCTT